ACAAGGATGGTTGTTGAAGGAGAAGTAAGATGGCTAATTATAACGCCATTAAATATGATGGTTTTAGTAAAGGTTCTACTACTTTAATCAAAACTTTAACCGCTAGTTCTAGTGGCACTTTAGATTTTGTTGATGGATCATCTTCTGTTGTTTTAGATTCTACTTATAAAGAGTATTTATTTATTTTTAATAGTATACATCAGCAAACAAATGATGCAGATTTTTCATTTCAAGCATCAACAAATACTGGTACTTCTTATGGTGTTACTTGTACTTCTACTTTTTTTAAAACATACCATGATGAAGGAGATACTAATACCAGTGTAAGTTATGATACAAATTCTGATCTTGCACAAGCGACAGGTTTTAAAAGATTAATGAGACTTTCAAATGGTAATGATGAATCTGGTTCAGGTTATTTACATTTATTTAATCCATCAGATACAACCTTTGTAAAACATTTTTATTCAAGATGTCTTGGAGTTAATTCAAATACTTATACACAATGTGAATTTACTGCTGGATATTTTAATACAACATCAGCAATAGACGCAATTCAGTTTAAATTTTCATCCGGTAATATAGACGCTGGAACCGTCCAATTAATAGGAATTACATAATGGCAACATATCAAAATTCTAGATACAACATAGCTTTACCATCAGGATCAGGTGGTGCTATATCTTTAATTAAAACTATTACTGTTTCAGATGGTGACTCAACTGTTTCTTTTGTTGATGGAACTGATGATGTTGTATTAGATAACACTTATAGAACATATATTTTTAAATGGATTAATGTTCATCCAACTGGCGATGGTTGGAGTTTAACCTTTCAAGCAAATGTTGCTGGGGGATCGGGATATAACGAAACAATTACTTCAACACATTTTAAAGCACAACATACAGAAAATGATACTTCAACAAGTCTTGCTTATGTCACAGGTTTAGATCAAGCACAAGGTACAAGTTTTCAAGCAATTGGATCAGATTTAGGTAATGATGCCGATCAATCTTGTTGTGGAGAACTTTGGCTTTTCAATCCTTCATCAACTACTTATGTTAAACATTTTTTAGCAAGAGCTAATGATGCTGGAAGTACAAATTTTACTGTAGAAAGTCATGTAGCTGGATATTTTAATACCACTTCAGCTATTGACGAAATAAGATTTCAATTAAGTAATATTGGAACACCTATAACTTTAGGCGCAGGGACTTTTAAACTTTACGGGATAGCATAATGGCAACATACGCAAGCATAAAATATGATATGGATCTAGCATCGAGTGCTACAGGCGCTGGTGCTTTGACTTTGTTAGAAACTTTAACAGCAGATAATTCAGGAACAACCCTTACTTTTGCTAGTAACATAGATTCTACATATAAAGAATATATTTTTAAATTTTATAATATGCATTGTGCAGCAGATGATGGTTATTTTCAAGTAAACTTTAGAGATGGTAGTACAGCTTATGATGCTACTAAAACAACAACATTTTTTAGAGCACAGCATTCTGAAGGAGGTACTGGTGCTGAAATTGGTTATCAAACTGCCGATGATTTAGCACAATCAACTGGAGTTCAAAGAGTATCTGTTCCTACTGGAAGTGGAAATGATGAATGTATGTCAGGGACTCTACATTTATTTGATCCTAGTAGTACTACTTATGTTAAACATTTTTATTCTCAAGTAAGCAACCATGATATGTCTGACTATAATGTAAATTGTTTTATGGCAGGATACTGTAATGTAACTGCAGCTATAGATGGAGTTCAATTTTCTTATTCAACTGGTAATATACAATCCGGAGTTATAAAAATGTATGGAGTTTCTTAATGGCAATTATTACAGCAAATAACCAATCGATGACAGCTATCACGGCACTACCTTCGGGAGTGAGTGCGAAGAGTATGATATTACTAGCTACTGAAACAGCGTCAAGCTCAGCTACAGTTTCTTTTACAAGTAATATTGATGATACTTATAAAGAATATATTATAAAAATAATTGATGCTCATCCAGCTAGTGATGATCAACATTTTAACATTCAATTTAATGCCTCTGGAGGATCAGGTTTTAATGAAACAATAACAAGTACACATTTTTATGCAGTGCATGGGGAAGATGGAACTAGTAATGCAGTTGGTTATGATACAGGTGGAGATCAAGCTCAAGGAACAAGTTACCAAAGATTATCTCAACCAGTGGGTGCAGATAATGATCAAAGTTTAAGTGGAACATTTCATTTATTTGATCCATCTAATACGACTTTTGTAAAACATTTTATATCAAATGTTCAATATGCTTATCCTACTGACCAAACTCAAAATGCGTACGTTGCTGGTTATATAAATACTACAAGTGCTATTGATGAAGTTTCTTTTAAATTTACTTCTGGTGCTATAGACGCCGGAACGTTTAAACTTTATGGAGTAGCGTAATGGGAAGAGGACCAGTAGGAGCACCAGCAATAATTAGATATGTGAACAACAGTCTTGCATCAGTAGATGATGTTTCAGGAATTGATGGTTCTATGGTTTTAATTAAAACTTTAACAGCGTCAAGTTCATCTACATTATCTTTTGTTGATGGAAGTGATGATGTAGTTTTGGATAATACATATCCTATTTATAAATTTGTATGGATTAATATACATCCATCTGGGGACGGCACTCAATTTTCATTTCAGGGTAATGCTGCAGGTGGAGCTGATTATAATGAAACAATGACTTCTGCTGGTTTTAAAGCATATCATGATGAAGGTGATACAGGTACAAGTCTTGCATATTCTGGTGGAGCAAAAGATCAAGCTCAACAAACAAGTTTTGAAAGTCTAGGTCATGCAACTTCTAACGATAATGATCATGCTTGTAGTGGAGAACTTTGGTTATTTAATCCATCATCAACTACTTATGTAAAACATTTTATAGCTAGAATAATTGAAACTGAAGATAATAATAATGCCCAAGATATTTATAAATCTGGATATTTTAATACTACAAGTGCAATAGATGAAATACAATTTAAATTTACTTCCGGCACTATGGATGCTGGCACAATAAAACTCTATGGTATAAAGGATTCATAATGGCACTTATAAAACTAAATAATCGTGGAGTTCGAAATGTCTCAACCTTTGGTTCTGTAGGTGGAGGCTCTATAACTTTTATTAAGAAGTTAACTGCTAGTTCTGATGATACTATATCTTTCGTTGATGGAACAAGTGATGTTGTCTTAGACTCTACTTACAAGGAATACTTATTTACTTTTAATAATATACATCCAGAAACCGATAATACTGAATTTAGTTTTCAAGGCAATGCTGCTGGAGGAAGTGGCTATAATGAAACTATTACATCAACATTTTTTCAAGCATTTCATAATGAAGCTGATACCGATACTGGATTGCAATATAGTGCAAGCGCAGATTTAGGACAAGGAACTGGTTTTCAAAATATTGTAAGAAGTCAAGGAAGTGATAACGATCAATCAGTATCTGGGTATTTAAGATTATTTAATCCAAGTTCTACAACTTTCGTTAAACATTTTTTAGGTTGTGCTAATCAAGCACAAAATTCAGATGCAGCATATAATACATATTTCGCTGGATATTTTAATACTACTTCAGCTATTGATGAAATACAGTTTAAGATGAGTTCAGACGCCATAGACGCTGGCGATATCTGCCTTTACGGAATTAAATAATAATGATATATAAATCAAAAAAGGAGGAAAACTATGCCAAGATATCATAATATAAACGGTAATAGAGTTCAGTTTACGGCTGAAGAAGAAGCAGCTAGAGACGCTGAAGAAAAAGCATGGGCTGATGGCGCTTTAGGAAGAGCACAAGCTAATCTTAGAGCTGATAGAAATAGAAAATTAGCTGAAACTGATTTTTATGCTTTATCTGATGTAACTATGTCTGATGAAATGAAAAAATATCGTCAGGATCTTAGAGACATGCCTGCAGGTAAAGATACTGTTGATAAATGTAATAACGCGACATGGCCGACTAAACCATAAGGCATAGGATAACTTTTCTATGTTACAGAAAATTAATATCCAGCCAGGAATTAATAAGCAAGTCACTGCGACCGGAGGCGAAGGCCAATGGGTTGACGGGGACTATGTGCGTTTTAGATATGGCTCACCTGAAAAAGTAGGTGGTTGGGCACAGTTAGGAGATATAACTTTAACTGGCAGAACAACTGCTATGCACCAATTCGTTAATTCGGATGGTATTAAATATTCAGCACTAGGTACAAATAGAATTTTATATGTGTATTCAGGAGGTGCTTTTTATGATATAACTCCTATTAAGGCTACAACAACATTAACAAATGCTTTTACAACAACACAAAGCGATGCAACAGTCACGATTACGTTTGCATCTGATCACAATATTTCTCAGTATGATATTATTAAGCTGGATAATTTTACCGCTATTACCAATTCTAATTTTAGTTCTGGTGATTTTGACGATAAAGTTTTTATGGTCGCAACCGTCCCTACTTCAACAACGATTACAGTTGAAATGGGATCAAATGAATCAGGATCAGGCGCATCTACATCAGGTGGAATAAGAGTCCAACATTATTATTCAATAGGTCCTGCAGTTGAAGAATCAGCAGCTGGTTGGGGACTAGGAGTATGGGGTGGTACTACTGCAGGTGCAGTTACATCTACTTTAGATGGTGCTTTAACAGATGCTTCAAGTAGTATTGTACTTGATGACTCAACAGGATTTCCTTCATCAGGAACTGTTATAATAGATGATGAAAGAATTGCTTATACATCAAACACTACTGGTACTGGAACTTTAGGAGGATTAACTAGAGGATCAGATAACTCTACAGCAGCAGCACACTCTGATGCAGCAACTGTAACCAATGCATCGGATTATACAAAATGGGGTGCATCACAGACAGGTGACATTGTAACAGCTCCAGGAATTTGGTCACTAGATAATTTTGGTAATAAACTTATTGCAACAATTTCAGATGGAGCAACTTTTGAATGGAATTCTAATGCAACTAATGCAACATCGACTAGAGCAACAATTATATCTGGCGCACCAACAGCTTCTCAATTTACTTTAGTTTCAACACCTGACAGACACTTAGTTTGCTTTGGAACAGAAACTACAATCGGCACAACATCTACTCAAGATGACATGTATGTTAGATGGTCTTCACAAGAATCATTAACGACTTGGACACCAACTTCAACTAATACTGCCGGTACACAAAGACTTGCAGATGGAACAAGAATTGTTGGGGCTATAAGAGGTAGAG